GTTACGTGGATTAGTGGATTGTTTATTATTAACGATGATATTTCAAGATAATGGCAGTAGATATAACGATTAACGAAACGATTGATTTAGTTGATATTACGGTAAACCCTAATATTATTGAGGTTAATGTAACTAGAACAAGCGGTGGCGGTGGTTCACAAACACTAGCACAAACTTTAGATTTAGGCAATACAACTGGTGGCGAAAACATACTTATAAACGATGCCGATGCGATTGAGTTAGAGAATACGTCTTTGCTAAAAAAGGGAACATACGATTTTGGTGGCGACGGTGGTATATCTCGGATTTGTTCGGTAGATTATGAAGATATGTGGCAAGCTGGAATAAGACACGTATTTGATAACAACGGACTTATAAGACACTCAACAAATTGCTTTGATATAATTCCTAATTTTGGTTTTGATGTTACTTTAAGATTTAAAGTTGATTCACTTTGGACTTTAGATAACGGAACAACTTATAAATGTACCGATGCGGCACAGGGCGCAGCAGTTTGGGAAATATATAATTTTGGTGCAACTCCAACACTTCAACAAGTAACAGACGAGGGCGCAACGACTGATAATACAATTTATGTTTCAGATGGCGCAGGGAATGAAATATCAATACAAATAGGTCAAGTACAAATATTAGATGCTTTTGGTAATGTTGCACAAATTGGTGCGCAAGGGGCTGGTTTTGTAAATGGAGATGGTACGGGTATAGACCAATGTAGTGTAAGTTTGGCAGCTGCTTGGAGTACTCAACAAACTGGGTTATTTTTATCTACACAAGACGGTACAGGTACCGCAGTGTTAGAAATTAAACTACCGACAGAATATTACACTGATTTACCAGTTGAAAATATAGCATCAAACTATTTTATTCCTTTCAAACCTAGCGGAGATTATACACTTGCAACTTTAGATGATATTACTGGCGGTGGTACAGTTACTTCCGTAGACCTTTCAATGCCTAGTGCTTTTACAGTTACAAATAACCCAGTTACTACAAGTGGTACATTAACTGTTACTGGTGCGGGAGCAGTATCTCAATACGTTCGTGGCGATGGTAGTTTAGCTAATTTTCCAACTTCAAGCGGTGGCGGTTCTTCATTATCATTTTATCTTAATGGTTCAGTTTCACAAGGCACATTTGGAGGAGTTGCATTTAAAGAAATGGATAGAACACCAATTCTAGGTGCAGGTACAGATTTTACAATAAATGCAAATGGTTATATTCAATCGTTTATTACAGATGCAGGAGTACCTAATTTATTAGAGATACCAGCAGGAAATTGGAATTTTGAAACCTATTTTAGCGCTTCAAGTGGTGGAGGTTCGCCATCATTTTACGTTGAGTTATACAAATGGAATGGTACAACTTTATCTTTAATAGCTTCTAATTCTGCAACGCCTGAGAATATAACAGGAGGTACAAGTATAGATTTATACGTTAGTGCTTTAGCAGTACCACAAACTACATTATTAGCAACTGATAGACTAGCAGTAAGGATTTATGTTACACATAGTGGAAGAACTATTACATTACATACAGAGGATAATCATCTTTGTCAAGTAATAACAACATTTTCAACTGGTTTAACTGCATTAAATGGACTTACAGCACAAGTTCAGAATTTTGCAACAGGAACAACAGGAACTGATTTTGCTATTAGCTCTACTACATCAACACATACATTTAATTTACCAACAGCGTCTGCTGCTAACAGAGGAGCATTAAGTTCAGCGGATTGGATTACTTTTAATGACAAACAAAACACATCAACGTTGTTAGTTGATAGTTTTGATAAAGCAATTTTAAGAAACAACTATTTTTATTTTACGCCAAGTACGATTACCTTAGGTCAAGCTGCTTCTTTTGGTTTCTCTGAAAGACTTACTGGTTCAACCTTTGTTAATTTGCTAAACGGAAATCTTTTAAAAGGGATGGTAACTTTTGCAACTACTGCAATAGCTGGTACAATAGCATCTATGCGTAGAAATGATGCTTTACAATTACAAGGTTACGAATGTAAATTTACTAGAAAAATACAATTTCAATCTAATGTTTCAGGACAAAGATTCTTTTGTGGAATAAGTAAAGGAAATCAATTTACAGCAGTTACAAACGTTGAGCCTAACACGCTAACTGATATAGTTGGAGTTTGTCAGTTGTCAACTTCAACAAATATGCATATTATTTATAATGATGCTGCTGGAACAGCTACAACAGTAGATTTAGGAAGTAATTACCCTTGTAATGATTCGCAATATAATTACTATATTTCAGTTGAGCAAACAACAACATCTTACATTATAACCGTTGAGCGTGTAACGGTTGCAACTGGGGCAAGTATATCAACGTCAACAACAACAGCAACAAACATCCCTAATTATGCAACGGGTGTAATTCAACTTCTTACTTTTATCACAAATAACGCTACTGCGGCAATCGCTAGTTATCTTGATGGTGGTTGTATTGGTTCATTTAAAAATTAATAAATATGTACTATAAAAATTCAAAATACCAAATATTTGATTCAAGCAATAATCTTGTAGTAATGCAAGAGGGAACGGAGCAATACAACGCATATTTAGCGTATTTGCAGAACGATGGAGAGTTAATCGATACTGACTTTGAAATAGCAGTTAATGAGAGCGTAAATGTTAAAGATATCGTTATTGATTTACTTACAAAACAAGTTGAAACATTGACAGAGCAAGAGAAAACGGATTTATTAGAAAACCTTTTAACCACATAATATGAACGTACTAAAATCAATACTTAACGACCTTAAAAGTTGGAATAGAATATTAGTTAACCGTTGGCATTTACACGCACCTATTGCCTTTGTTATTGGCATAGGTTTGTTTATAGCGTTAAACAATACCATTACCGACACCTACGAGATTACAAAAGTTCTATTCAAAATATTTGTACCTAGTTTTATAGGTTTTATTGGACTATTCTCTTTTGAGTTATGGCAACAAAACGGTAGAATTATCGGAGATTTAGAAAGGTTTGAAAGCGATAAGGATTTATGGGTAGGGGAGTTTTTTCTAGTGTTGGGGGTAATAGTTAGTTATATTTTTAATTTTTAGTATGTAAAAGAATGGATTGGATTTACAATAACTGGCTTACGTTATTAGGGGGTGGTAGTTTAAGTGGGATTGTTGGATGGTTTTTAGGTGGGAAACAAGCAAAAAGTCAAGAGTTAAAAAAAGGGAATGTTGAAATTGATGTAGCTGAAATTGATTATGCCGTGAAAGTGAGAGAACTATACGAGAGTTTGCTAGAACAAGCCAACAAAGATAAAGACGCATTAAAGTTAGATAAAGATGCTATTATCGAGGAGTTTAAATCTGAAAAGGAATATTTCAGAGGGCAAATTGATGACTTGCGTAAACAAGCTGGCATTATGCAAGAACAGTTTAACACTATTCAACTCGCTTACGCTAAAGAAGTTGAGCAATCACAGAATTGGGAGAAATTGCACCGTGAGTTATTGGAGAAATATAACGACTTAGACCATAAGCATAATGAACTTCAAGGATTGTACGCTAAATTAAAACAAGATTTTGATAACCATAAAAAACAAACCAAATGAAACTAGATGAAAACGGTTATAAACTTTTAATGGAGTTTGAGGGATTGTCATTAGTGCCTTATTTATGTAGTGCAGGAGTTGCGACAATAGGTTACGGAGCGACGTTTTATCCTAGTTCAAAAAAAGTAACAATGCAAGATGCTCCGATAAGTTTGGCTACTGCTAAATGGATGTTAAAAGAAATAGCGGATAAATTTGCAGTTGATGTAGATAAAATGATTAAATCAAATATCAATCAAAACCAGTTCAACGCTATTGTATCTATTGCTTATAACATCGGACTTGCTGGACTTGCTAAAAGTTCATTATTAAAAAAGGTAAATGCTAATCCAAACGATCCGACAATTAGAAACTCATTTTTAGTTTGGAATAAAGGCGGTGGCAAAGTACTCGCTGGACTGACCAAACGACGAACTAAAGAGGCGAATTTATATTTTGCATAGATAAATCGTTATATTTGTTGCAACTAAAACAACAAAATTATGAGCGTAAAAGGAAACCAAAACGCAGCAACCTACAAAAAAGATATTATTTTATCCTACATTAAGAAGTTTCCAAAAGCTACAACGATGGCTATTTCAAGAATGATTTTTTTTGAAAACCCTTTAGACTTTAAAACATTAGAGGGAGTTAGGGGAAGCGTTAGACAATACAGAAATGAAAGCAGACAAAAATCCATCACTTTAGAAGGAGTTAGAACTCCACAAGAAAAGAAGTTGGCAATGCGACACCTTTCAGAACTACCACAAAGCGATTACTCAAAATTAGAGCCTTTCATCATTCCAAAAGGACAAAACAACATCTTAGTTTTATCGGACATTCATTTACCTTATCAAGATAATCACGCACTTACACTAGCTTTAAATTATGGAGTTGAAAACAAAGTAAATGCGGTTTATTTGAATGGCGATACTTTGGATATGTATCAAGCGAGTAGATTTACAAAAGATAGGCGATTACGTGATTTAGCGGGAGAGTTGGAAATGTGTAGGGAGTTTTTAAAGTTGTTGCAAGATATGTTTAAATGCCCGATTTATTTTAAGATTGGCAACCACGAAGCAAGATGGGAGCATTACTTACAATTAAAAGCACCCGAACTATTAGGAATTGACGATTTTAAGCTAGAACAGATATTAAGATTTAGAGAGTTTGGTGTTACTTTGGTAAAGGACAAACAAATAGCGATGGCGGGGAAACTTCCAATACTTCACGGACACGAATGGTATGGCGGTTTTGCGCCTCCAGTTAATCCAGCAAGAGGTTTGTTCTTAAAAGCTAAAGAAAGTGCATTAGTAGGACACCACCACAGAACAAGCGAACATACAGAAAAGACATTAAGTGGTCACGTTGTAACAACGTGGTCAACGGGTTGTCTTTGTGGACTAGAACCAGAGTATGCGCCTTACAATAATTATAATCACGGATTTGCTAACGTTAAAGTTGGAAGCGATGGCAATTACGAATTAAAAAACATTCGCATCATTAACTATAAAATCGTTTAAAATGAAATATTTACTACTTGCATTTCTTATTGTTTCCTGCGGAGCAAAAACACTCAACAAAGAGCAAAAGAAAACCGATTCAACATCTGTTGCTACACAAGTAATAAAAACAGATAGCACTTCCACAGATAGCACTTCAATTAAATTCGATGTAGTAACAGAAGAAATTATCATCGAGGCGGTTGATAGTACAAAACCAATCGAGATTGTGAACAACGAGGGTAAAGTAACAAAGTACAAAAACGCTCGTTTAAGCCACAAAAAAAGAAAAGACAATACAATAGTTGTAAATGAGAAAAGCGTGTCTAAAATCGTTGTTGATTCAATTACAAATGAGATTGAAGTAAATAAGATTGAAAGCAGAAAGATAGTTTATAAGGAGCAGTTTAATTGGGGAACGTTTATTTTGCAGTTGTGGTGGTTGTGGCTACTTATAATTTTAGCAATTTACCTAGCCTATCGATACTATAAAGGCTATCTTAAATTTCCATTGCTTTGATACCTCAATACGAATGGATAAAAAAGGGTAGTGATTGGGTGCGAGTTGAGAAAGTAGTCAACAAATGGAAAGGTATTCCACCGATTGAAGAAGATATAAAAAAGCCACTAGATGAATAGTGGCTTTTCTAATTATCAAACTAAAACATTATGAAAGGCAAATGTATGAATTAGTTTTTAATGTGCAATTAAAATTAGACATATCTTGCCAAATAGACGTATAGGTCGCAATTTATAGCGTGTAGCCATGAGTTATAACTCATTTTACAGACGTATATGCTTAACATCGACAACAAAGAACTTACCATACCCATTTGATGTATAATATTTTTTCTCTACTTCTTCTTTAAAATAAGACATTAAAACAGTTTCAGACATTTGACTGTCATAAATTCCCATAGCTTTATGTTTTTCTATGATACTTTTTAAAATTTCTCTTTTTTGATTTTTTTGATACTCATAAGGCAAATCTTTAAAACCTATTAAATGATTGAAAAATGACATAAAAAACGAGTTATAACAGCAATTACACGCTATTGCTACTTTGTGATTAATTTAAACTTTGTTTTGTACCTTTCAAATCCGTGTTAACCCGAAAGGTATTTTTTTACTTTTACGCAACAGACGTATAGTTGCAAACCGTTATGCGTAATTTAATACCAACGGCTGAACATTCGTCTGCCAAAGTATTCAGCGCATTTCCAAAATTGTTGTGTGCGTTCTTCAAATCTATCTGTGACATCTGTTGAATAAGAAAAAGTTTGTGTTTTTGTCCCATGACACAAAGCTGCTAAAAATTGAGTTCCTGCCCATATCTTGCCATCTTTATATCCTAAGTACCAAATCTTTTCTTTTTGGTCAAAATATACGTGTGTAAAATGTGGATGCTTCCTGATAAACTTTTTCAAATTAGGACTAAAAGATAAACTACGCATAACATCACCTATAAAACAGGCGGGGTTTATTCGTTCTAATGTAGTTTTTCCGATAATGTTATTTTGCTTCATTTTATTAAGTTTTGTGGGTAGTTTCCCGCCCGATTTTATAGCTGAGTACCGTTATAGCCATTACCAACAAACTAAAACGCCATAAGTTATTGCTACTAAAAGAATAACTATTAAAAGCACTATATCCTCGTTATTTTCTTTCATTGTATTTTGTAGTTAAATAATCATAAGCCAATCGGTTACATTCTTTTGTACCTCCGATCACTTCAATTTTGTACTTCTCAAGTTTACCGTTATACGCTACTCTTTTCTCTATTCCTTTTTTGGGTCTGCCTGCCATACTGTATTATTTAATTGTTTATATTCCTTTGGTATTTTATCGATGATTCGCACACGCCAGCAACCGATTGCATCCTGTTCAACTACTCTAAATTCAGATGGTAAAGTTACAATAGAATTATCATAGTGGCGAACTATTATAAACTTAGGATTTTGGATTGTTTTAATGTGGGTTATTTTCATCCTTTTTTGTTGTTTTGGCGTGATAGGTCGCAATTTATAGCGTGTAGCCACGAGTTAGTGGCAAGTGCTACGACCCTTCTACCAATACAGCTTTTCGTTCCTTAATATCCACCTTATAAAATGCCCCACAATCACAATGACAAGGTGAATGCCTATTTACATTCGCCAAAGCATCATCAGGACAATTTTCTAAAGTATAATTCTCTAAAAAGCATTCCCCGCTTTTAGTTTGAAACTCATTTTCAGTTTCGCATTTGGGGCATTTTACCCACACACTATCAAACATTCCCATTTTAATTCTCGTTATTAAACCGCACCAGCCACTAACAGCGGTTTGGTGCTATTATTTTGCCTATTAAGTTTATCTAAGGCTTGAAATGTCTGCAAGGCAAAATAACAGACACCAAGCCGCAAACCGTTAGTGGCAAGGCTAAAGAAGCTCAATCTCCGTATCAAAATTATATCCATTTTCTTCATCTAACCAACAGCAATGCGATTGATGTCCCTGAACATTACCATTCCATTTTACAACCAATCCATCATCGTAGGCGTGTATTTTTACATAAATATCTTTTGGTGCATCATCGCCAATAAAGTGAAATCTTGCACCTATTGGAGCATCTTTGAATTTCATTATTACATTTCCCATTTTATCAAGTTTTGTGAAAAGCCCAGCCACTAACAGCGTGTATAAAAAATGGCGGGTTTCTCAGTTAATTTAAAGTTTTGTAATTCTATAAAAGTTCTGCGTTTGCTGAAAGTTTTGGAGTTCTAATCCGCCACTTCTTATACACGCAAAACGTTAGCGGTCATTGCTACCAGCGACCTGAACAGGAACATTTTCTTTTAACTTCTCTGCTTCTAATTCCATAAATGCAGCATTTAGACAAGCCATATCCATAACAGAATAATTGTAATTGCCCTTTACATAGTCATTGTATTTTGCAGGCTTAATTTTAAACCTTTCACAAACATCTTGCTTTGACAAATTATGCCTTTTGATTAGGTTGTTTATTCCGTTACGCATATCCATACAATGCCCCATATACAAGTATTCAGCACCGTCAATTGACTTTAGGAATGTTCCTATTTTCTTTGTATCTATTTTCATTTTATTATTATTTAAAAGTTTCTACTAATTAACCGCAACGAACCGCTAACACGGGTTTGGCAAAAAAGCCGTTTTGTTCTTCGTTTGACATATTGTTCTAATTTTTAAGTTTTGTACTTCGATTTAACTTTTCGTTTCGGCTTCTTCGCCAAGCCCGAAACCGTTAGTAGCAATTAAAGGCGTTCTGCAAGTCCTTCTAAATCTTCACCTCTTAACCATTCACGTATCTCTTCCTTAGTAGCTTCTCGTTCCGCCTTTAACAGACTACTAACATCGGCTAAAACGAAATTTTTATTTACTCCGTTTCTGCTATCAATGAAGTTTACTACCATTTCAAAAATTCGTATTTCGTTTGCACCACTTTCAAAGATGTGGTCAATCTCTAATTTCAGTTGTTCTTTGTCTTGCTGTGTCATATTATTTTGTGTTATTAATCCGTAAATAAAAACTATCGTTTAGCCGTTTTCCGTTATAAGCAAGGCTACCTGACCGCTTCGTAATTCAGTTCTGCTATCAAAAAATATAAAATGGCTCATTGCAGTCTTTTTATATGATTATGAGTTTGTGCAGTATCGTAACCAAGCGGCAATAAAATTTCGGTTATTGCCTTTGCAGCTTCGTAATCTTCTTTTTCAATCATCTGCTCATATTCTTTCATATAGCAGTATGCTGTTTTTTTACCACAGGCAATATTTTGTTCTACTTGCCGCTTTACTTCTTCGTAATGTTGTTTATTCCAAGCCATTTTATATTTTTTGTTTTTCGTTTCTAATTAAATTTTCTACTAACCAACCGCCCAGCTTATAACACGGGTTTGGCAAAAGTGGGCAGACACATTCTGCTAAAATTGAGCATTCTACAAGCCCACCTTCGCCAAGCCCGAAAACGTTAGCGGTAATGTTGTGACAACCACCCAGCATAATTGCCCCAATGAAATTTATCGTTTGGACAATCTTTTTGAAACTTCTTTAAATCGCATTTATCAACCAAGTTCAAAGCATCTTCCAAAGCGTTTTCATAAGTTGTAAAAGTGCCTGACATTTCACAATCGCCATTAAAATCTGACCAACCTAAATCAGTTCCGCTATCTACTTTCATAATTGACCATAAAAAGCCACTTGCATTTGTGTAAACGCTGATTAGAACATTCTTTTCTTCCATTTGGATTTTGTGCCTTTTTGTTAATTCTATTAATCTTTCCATTTTATTATTGTTGTTTAAAAATTGTAATCCGAGAAAACACTACCGCTAACAGCACATAAGCAAAAGCCCAAATCCAACCGCACAATGCCACCGCTATTTGTGCCTTCGCTTATCTGCAAAACGTTATAAGCCATTAACCTACTTTCATTTTGCAAACCTACAAATAAACTTTTATATAAAAAAATTTTTTTATTACAATTTAGATTCTATATTTGCCTCATCAAACTTTAAAAACATTTATTATGGACGATCACTTTGTATTAGGAGTTGGCAACAGTAGCCACCCAGCGAACCAAGAAGAACTTGAAATGGAGTTGACTATTGAGGAGCAAATGGAAAATGAGATTTGCGACTTAGAACGCAAAATTAGAGATTTAACAAACCGCATCAAATACCGAGAAGCGGTTAACAAGAAAATAGTTGAACTTTGCCAAGCGGTATGTGGCGACAATACTTATATTTTTAACAAAAAGATACAATGAAAGAAAATAACGAGGGGTTGGTGCTTTTAATAGTCATTCTATTAGTAGCGATAACTTATGGCGTTTTAGTTTGTTGGTAATGGCTTATAACGGTTCACGGCTTTGCGTTAGTGCCGTAATAGAATTACTAACGCTCATTAAATTACAAAAGTTGATATGAAAAACAAAAGTTCAAAACAAGCACCAAAGAAGGCATTACGCAAAACCGATGTTAGTGGCAGGTTGTCTTCTTACCAAAAGATGAAACAGAAGTACGAAGCAAGCATACGCCAACTTACTGATGACATAATTACTTTAGTTGAAGAAAAAGACTTTGTTAAAACTACAAACGTAAAGATGCAAGTGCTTATGCGGTTAGATGTTGAAAAGGCTATATGGTTCGGTGATGCAACTTGCCACTAACGGTTTGCGTATAAGAGCCGTTTTTTCAATGGCTTTTATACGCTGTTAGCACCAGTACGGATTAATTAACTTAAAACATAAACAAAATGACACCACAAGAAAAAGCAAAGGAATTAATTGAAAAAGCAAAAAAAGCAAGTTCATATCAATATCAAGAATATGCAGGGGCGCATTACACTTGGTTTGAACACGATACTGACACGCTGAAACTAATTGCTTTGATTACGGTTGAAGAAGTAATTAATGGCTATTTGGAAGAAGATGGTTACGACCGCCAATTTTGGGATTGCGTAAAAGCTGAATTAGAAGTACTAAGGTAGTATTGGCTGTTAGCGGTTAGTGCCTTTCTCTAATTAATTAATTTAAAAACAATAATATGTCAAAGAAAAAAGAAGTAAAGTTTGAGGGTAGAATAGAACCTTTAACAGATTGTAAACCTTTTTATATCGTAGTTGTCGAAGATGGTGTTTATCCACCAAAACCGAAATACGACAAATACGAGGATGCTTTTCAGGAAATGTTGAGATTGTCAAAAAAGGAAAACAAGAAAGCGTATATTCTAATCTCAGTTACACAGGTTGAGCAAATTCCAAATGTCAAACAGTTCAATTTATAGCACAAGTAGCGTTAGCATTGTGCGGTTGGATTTTGGATTTGCTTATGTGCTGTTATGTGTAGTGATTCTCACAAACTTAAATAAAATGGAAGAAGTAAAATTATCAAACGGAATGATGGTGTTAAAATCAAACTACAT